GAGGGTATTTGACACCCTCCCATTGCCAAGTGTTGGCCACTATCCCAGGATACGTCCCAAGGTGACGTTAGGGCTGGACTTCCGCTCCGGGGCCGGGGATGACCCATCAAATATCATAACCCCACGCTTGCAGGGAACGATACGCACAATCCCCTTGGCTGCCAATTGTGCCCCAATCTCAATCACATCATCTTGCGGGTAATACTCCCGAAACGCTCTATTGAACCCACTGATAACCGCATGGATACCGTCGTATCCAGGTGTCCTTAGAGCCTTGATGGCTCGTAAGAAGAACTCTTGATGAGTCAATCGCCCATTGCCGGTTGCCTTCTGTGTCTTTGCCATGTTGCACCTCATTGTCGTGATAGTCAAGGCGAGTATGCCTTGCCAATTGGGGTTTATTGCAAAGCCCAAGCCAATACCACATATAGTGGTTGCCTATGCCAAACCACAACATCTTGTGGTCGGAAGTACCCACCACTGTATGATAGAACCTACAGGTGAAGGAGGAAATGCCTGCACCCTACTGTACAGGCGCAAGGCACAACTCATGGGCGCAAGGCGTGGTGGGGGATGGAGCGCACCACCTGTGGTATAGGTCGGCGCAATGGGCACAACATATGGTATGGTGACTGGTAGGTAGTGGGCTATGCGCCCAGGGCCGTGGCCGTGCGTGGTGAGGGGCGGAAGGGGGGCCAGGGGGGGTGCCCGCCACCCCCAAAGGGGCCATGGGTCCCCCCCGAGACATTGCCTCTCTCTGACTCTCATCCATTCTGGCTCCACCACACCACACCATACACCCATGATTGGAGGTCCCTATAGCTATTAGCTATTAGCTATTAGTGAATAGCTATTAGTGAGTACCAAATAGCTAAAAGGAGGGCCATTTTGCCCATTCCCACTACCCCTGGGGGTTGACAATGCGCCCGACCCATGATATGGGAGTCGCTCATGGGCGCACAATTACCAAAAAGGGGCAGGCCGAGGTCAAAAAAGGGTTCACCGCTTACCAATCGGGACCGATTGTTCATTAAAGAATACCTGCGGAGTGGTAATGCCACCACCGCCTATCATGCGGCGGGATTCAACGGCAACAACCCCGGCCCCAATGCCTCCAAGATGCTCCGCAAGGCTGGTATTCAGGCATTTTTGACTAAAGTGGAGAAGAAAGCGGTCAGTAGGGTGGCAGCCAGACTGGAGATTACCGTGGACAAGGTCCTGGAGGACCTGGAGGAGGCCCGGACAGTGGCCTTGAGGGCCATTCCAAGCCCCCAATGTGCCGCCGCCATCAAAGCCAGCGAGCTACAAGGCAAACATATCGGTATGTTCCGGGATGATTATGCCGACCGTGACCAAATGCCCCTTATTTCAATCACGACAGGAGATGGGACTCGGATTGCCATGATGAGTCCCCGACAAGCGGCCCTGATGCCGCCCCAACCCCTACCAGACGGTGTGGATGAGGTCCTGACGGATGACGATTTCTTATGAAACGGTTGATTTTGACACCAAAATAGCCAATTTCCATCCCCGGCAACTCCAGGCGGCCCACGTGTTTGACAAGATCACGGGGCGCTACCTATTATATGGCGGGGCCATGGGCGGCGGCAAGTCCTACTGGCTCCGCTGGATGTGCGTCCGCTATCTCATTACCCTCTATTTCAAACACAAGATGCGTTATGTGCAGGCCATGTTGGCCTGTGAGGACTATCCCAGCCTCAAAGACCGCCAAGCCACTAAGATTGAGCGGGAGTTCCCCTCCTGGTTAGGCCGCTCCTATACCGACCATAAGGTCTATGGGCGATGCTTCATCCTCAGCCCACGGCTTGGGAACGGTGTGATCTGCCTCCGTAACCTCGATGATGCCAGCAAGTATGCATCGAGTGAGTTTGCCCTCATTGCCGTTGACGAACTCACCAAGAACCTCCAATCAGTGTTTAATGACCTCCGCACCCGGAACCGCTGGAAGAACCTCCCGGATTCTGAGTGCAAGTTCATCGCCGGGACCAACCCCGGTAGTATCGGCCACGGCTGGGTCAAGAACCTCTGGATTAAACGATCCTTCCCCCCCGAATACCACCCCCCGCTGGCTGAGAAGGACTTCCGCCCCCTCTTCCACTTTATCCCCTCCAAAGCTGACGATAACCCCTCCCTGGATGCCTCCTATTGGAGTATGCTCGGGACCCTGCCCAAGGCCCTCCGTAAGGCCTTCCGGGATGGTGACTGGGACACCTTCATCGGCCAGATGTTCCAGGAGTGGGACCCCAGTGTCCATATTATCAAGCCCCGACCTGTGCCCGAGAATGCTCCCATCTATGTGACCTATGACTGGGGCTTTGGGGCACCTTTCAGTATGGGCTGGTGGTGGGTGGACAACGATGGTCGCCTCTACCGCTTTCATGAGTGTTATGGGTGGAGTGGGGAGTCCAATGTCGGATTAAGGCTCAGTGATGACCAAGTGGCGGAATTGATGCTCGCTGAGGAGCGGCGGAGGAAGATCAACACGGCCCAAGTGGTGAGACGCATTGCCGGGCGGGACTGCTTTGCGAAGAGAGCCAATCCCTTTGGGGGCGGGCAAGGTCCGAGTACCGCTACCGTGTTCCTGAAGCATGGGTTGAAGCTCACCCCCGGAGACCCGGATCGGGAGGCCAAGATCAAGCAATTACATGCCCGATTGACGATCCCGGATGACGGCAGCGCCCCCATGCTGCTCGTCTACAACACCTGTGAGCAGTTTATCAGGACCATCCCCGATCTGGTGGCGGATGAGAATAACATTGAGGACGTGGATACCAAGGGGGAGGATCATGTCTATGATGAGGCCTGTCTGGTGGCCATGGCCAGGCCCCTCAAGGCCATTCCCACTGTCAGGAGTGAGGAGGAGGAGCGTACCCGAGTGGAGCGCCCCCTGACCCGATTGATGACCGTGGATGACGTGGCGGCCCTGGAGCAGCAAGAGGTAAGGGATGCCGTGGAGGCGGAATACAAAGCCCAGCAAGACTGGGGGGAGGTGTGGCAGTGAATGGTAAGAAGTGCAAGGCGTTAAGGCGGATGGTAACGGGCGATCCCGATATGGCGGGACGGGTGTTTGCCCGACTGGAGAGGGATAAGACGGGCGAGGTGCATCTCAATGACACCACCCACCGCCTTCACCCTACCAGTGTGAGGGCGCAATATCAAATGGCGAAGAAGGAGGTAGCAAGATGATGGAGTATGTGGTGATCGGCATATTATTCCTGGTGATGGTCTACCAGGGGGTGATGCAGTATCTATGGTACAAGAACAAGACCAAGGAGGTCCAGGACCTCCTGGATCGGATCATGAGCACCGATTATAGCCAGTATGCGGCCATTCGGGTCAGCACCAAGGCCCAGGAGAGCCAACGGGTAGTTCCCCTGGAGGAACTGGCGGCCCATTTCCAGGCCAATGAAGGTATTCCACTGTAAGGAGCTATTATGCCCAGTACCCTAAGTACCTTGTTCGACAAGCCCTCCCCCGGTGATATCTCCCGGATCGTGGACGGCCTTTTTGATGTTGAGAAGAACGTGGGACGGCGCATCCTGGAGCGCATCTGGTGGAGGAATATCCTCTACTACATAGGTGAGCAATGGCTGGAGTGGGTCCAAGTGACCTCATCCTTCCGCCGGAGCCGTATCTATACCACCCAACCCTCCACCCCGGTCTCCAATGAGATCAGGGAGTATGTGAGGGCGGTCAAGTCCATGCTCCTCAATCAGAAGATGGTGCCCCGTGTGGTGCCTAACAGTGAGGAGAGGGCCGATGTGGATGCCGCCGAGATTGGGAAGAACCTTCTCATCCATATGGATAGTCTCAACGACTTCGAGATCGAGGATGAGAAGGAGAAGCTGATTATTGCCATTGCCCTGTGGGGTACCGGGTTTCTGCGGACCTTCCCCTTCAAGGAGGGCGGCGAGTGGTTTGTGCAGAAGAATGGGACCGTGCTTACCACTGGCGATGTGATGACGGAGAACATCCTGCCCTTTAACCTTATTGTGGATGCCAATGGCGATACCCTACGTAAGAAGAGGTTCATAGGTATCCAATCCCTCCGCAATCGGGAATGGGTGGAGGACACCTTCAGAGTGAAGATTCAGGCTACTGATGAGATGGCCAGTGTGGATTACCAAAGAAGGCTCATGAGTTTGGTGGGCCAGGTGAGTCCCTGGAAAGGCTCCGGTCTGGACTATATTGCCAGTGATGTACCGGATGAGGACCTGGTGAGCTTCAGGGAATTGGAGTTCAAACCTGACAAGAGGTATCCTGAAGGCCGCTATATGGTGGTATGTGGGGGCGAGACGATCGTCAACCTCACTCAGATGCCCATCCCGGCGGAGAAGGACTATTGGACCTATACGCCGGTGGACTTCCACTTCAACTATGTGCCGGGGAGGTTCTGGAGCGACAGTGGGGTAGATGATCTCCTCAGCCCTCAGAACACCATCAACGAGATCGACCGGAGCTGTGCCGAGAACCGGCGTACCATGGGGAGGCCCACGGTAGTGACCCCTGGTGAGGTACGGTTGAGCCGCCTCAGTGAGAAGGGGGATCATGTCCTGGTCCTCAGTTATGATGGTCTCACCAGTGGGGGTGGGAGGCCCATCCTCCAGCAGGGGATAGCCATGCCCCCAGAGGTCTACCAACAGCGCATGAACGCCAAAGTGGACATCCAGGAGAAGGGCGGGGACCCCAAGAACATTCTCAAGGGCCAGGCCCCATCCGCCCACGCCTCCGGGGTCATGACCGATATCCTCCGGGAGACCGCCGAGCGGGGCCACTACCCCGACATCGAGCGCTTCAACCGCTCCATGAGCCGGGTCTACAAGAGCCGCATCCTGGTAGCCAAGAGTGTCTACACCGAGGAGAGGATCATCAAGGTGCAGGGTAAGGGGAACCGGGTCAAGATATTGCACTTCAAGGCCAGTGATCTAAGGGGCAATACCGATGTGAGGATGGAGATCGACAGCGGCCTGGTCACGACCAAGGCCGGGCAGAGGGCTACCCTCATGGACCTCCTCAAGTTGGGGTTCTTTGCCAACGACCTCCAATCCGATCCTACCATCCGTCACCAACTCATTACCCGCTTTGGGTTCTCAGGGTTTGCCGACCAGACCAATGGGGATATCGACCGGGCCGAGCGGGAGAACAGCGCTATTGCCGCCGGGGCCTTGGAAGGGATCATGACCGTCACCATGCCGGTGGGTCCTGACTCCCAGGTGGTGGAGGATGACCCCCTCTTCAAGTATGACAATGATACTATTCACTATGAGGTGCATAGGCGCTACATTCTCAGCCCGGAGTTCTCAGAGTTGCCCACCACCTCACAAGAAGCCATGATGATGCAGGGTGGGGGTGGGGGGAAGCAGCCCGGCGGGGGTATGGGAGGAGCCAATCCCATGGGGAGCCAGCCCAACCCAGGGCTGGAGACCACCAGTGGGGGCGCAGGCCCGGAAGGAGGGACCGTGTGATGGCTGACTTGAGAAGTACCATTGGCGCTATCAAGAAGAGGAAGAAGATGCTGGATGAGGCCATGGAGGATGGGATATCCCAACAAGCCCAGGCGAGGGGGACCACCCCTCCCAAGGCCGAACCCGACCTCCTGAGTCCCGAATCCATCGAGGCCGAACTCAAGAAACAGCAGGCGGCCAAGAAGAAGAAAGGGTGGTGGTAGAAATGTTAGTAGAAATGTTATTAAAACCTACATATCTAACTATGATTCCGGATCAGGATGCCTATGCAACAAAAGCATTCTTTGGGGTTATTTATGGACCGGATTTGTTTAAAACAGAGAATGGGATGATAGTGGAATTGAGTGGGCAGGAGATAAAGTCATTGGTATTAAGTAGACTGGAGATGGCCTATCACGCAGCCCGGAAAGAAATAGAGGAGATGTAATGCCGTTCAAGGTAGTGAAAAGTGGTGGGGGGTATAAGGTAGCCAGCCCCCACGGAACCAAGTCTAAGAAACCCCTTACATTGCGTGAAGCCAAGGCCCAACAACGGGCCATTTATGCAAATTGGAAAGGGAGAAAATAGAAAAGGAGAAAGTTATGGACAAAGTGGATGAAAAAACCGCAGCACCGGGATCGGACCCCGGAACCGGGGGCAAAGGACCGGACACCCCCACCGGAGATGACGAGGGCAAGAAGGCATTGGGAACCCCCTCACCCGATGAAGTGGAGTTGGATGAGAATGGTAAACCGTTACCATTTGACAAACACCCTAAGTGGATAGCCGCCCGCCAGGCGGAGAAGAAGCTCCAAGCCCTGATGGGGGACAATGATGTGGAGACCATCGAGGACCTGGTGGAGCTGGTCCAGAGTGGGCGCAAGGTGATTGGGAAAGTGAACCTGGACTCGTTGGATACCATTCTGGAAGAGTCCGCTACCCTCCGCAAGTACCAGGAGTATTGGGAACGGCAGAAAGAAGCTGAGAGGACGGAGGGTGAGGAGCCGGAAGATAGGGCCACCCGCCTGGCTGAGGAGAATGCCGCTCTTAAACGGGAGAAGGCACAGCAGGTGGCCATCGAGGAGAATAAAAAGGTTATTGAGACCTTTTACTCCACGGTGAGGGAAAGTATCAAGGAGGCCCTCCCCGACCTCCCTAAGGAGCAATCCAAGTTCCTGGAGGAGTTTATGGGGGTGGATAATCCGGCTGTTGATGTGGATATCACCAACAAGGTCCTCTTGAATAAGGCTATCCGCAACGGGATCAAGACCTTTGAGAAGTTCAAATCACAAATAATCAAAGATTACCTTGCCGGTAAGGAGAAGATCGTGGATGTCCAGCGGACGGATACCGGTGGGGTCCAAAAGACCGGTGAGGTAAAGACGCTCAAAGATGCCAGAAAGACATTCCTGAGTAGCTTTGGGTTATAAGAGAGGAAAGCAATGACCGATTACACCGATACCACCAACCTGGTCGAGATATTGAAGAATGTCTACGGCACCGGGTTGAAGAACCAGTTCAATGATGAGAAGACAACCTATAACCTCTTCCCCAAGAGTGACCGGCAGCCAAGAGGTAACGGCTACATCTTTGGGTTGAGATATGCACGGGCGCAATCCACCGGTGGCCGGGCTGAGAGTGCCAAACTCCCCGACCCGATGACCGGGAAGAAGGACCAGGGGAAGGTGGTCGCCAGATACCTGTACGGCACCTTGCGGATCACCGGACCTTCTATTGAGATCGCCAAAGGGGACATGGCCGCCTTCGTCAACGGCCTGGCCGATGAAGTGGATGATATCTACCAATCCCTGGTGGTGGACATGAACCGCCAGGCAAACAGTGATGGGTTTGGGAAGGTGGGGGTGTGTAGTGCGAGCTTTG